TTACACAAGGAAAGTTGCAAACTAATGTTTGACTTTACGTATATAAGTAATATAAATTAACAAGCTAACAGGAGAACAAAATTATGGCATCAACTTTTACAGATCTTGGCTTAGAGCTAATGGCAACTGGCGAAAACGCTGGTACTTGGGGAACAAAAACTAATGCTAACTTAAGTCTTATAGAACAACTTACGGGTGGTGTTTTAAGTCTAGCTGTTGCTGGATCAGGAACTACAGCTTTAACAATAGCGGATGGTGCTTTAACAGGTACTGCTCAACAAAGAGTTATAGAACTTACAGGTGCTCTTACAGGATCAAGAATTTTAACATTTCCTCTTCTTACAGAAACTTTTTACATTATTAAAAACGGAACATCTAATGCAGAAACATTACAATTAAAAGCAGCATCTGGTTCGGGTGCAACAGTTACTTTTGCAGCCGATGATAAAGGATATAAACTTATTTATCTTGATGGTGTTGCAACAAACACTGGAGTTTTTGATGTAGGATTTGGAACTGGAGATGTAACTCTTACTGGAACACAAACTTTAACAAATAAAACTTTAACTAGTCCAACAATTGGAACAAAAATTGCAGACACTAACGGAAATGAATTATTACTTTTAACGGCTACAGGTTCAGCGGTTAATGAGTTTACTTTAGCAAATGCTTCAACAGGTAATGGGCCAACTCTTTCAGCAACAGGTGAAACTAATGTTGGTATAAATATAAACCCTAAAGGAACAGGAGTTTTTAAATCAGGATCTGGTGCAGTTAAAATTGCAGGAACAGAAACTATGTGGGTTCCAGCTTCAGCAATGTATGCAACAGAAACTGCAGGTGCGGAAGCCAATCAAGTTGAAACAACAGCACTAAGACCAGACATGAAAGTTATGGACTTTGCAGATTCTGCAGATGACCATGCACAATTTTCAGTAGCTTTTCCTAAGTCTTGGAATGAAGGTACAATTACTTATCAATGTTTTTGGACACCTAGTACAACAAACACAGGAAACTGTATATTTGGATTACAAGGAGTTGCATGTGGTGATAGTGATACTATTGACGTTGCTTTTGGAACAGCAATAAATATTACAGATGCTGGTATAGGAACAGTAGAAGATCAACAAGTTTCAGCTGTAAGTAGCGCAGTTACAATTGCAGGATCTCCTGCAGTTGACCAACAAACTTACTTTCAAATATTTAGAGATGCAAACGCGGGTGGAGATACGTATACCGGAGTAGCAAGACTTTTAGGTATTAAAATATTCTTTACTACTGATGCAGCTAACGACGCATAAGGAATTTAGATATGAGAGATTTAAAAAATAATCTTACTTCAGGTAAGAACATAAAAAACATACAATCTAGAAAAGGTAAATCTTTTGGTTATCAAGTCTTAGGATTTGGTGCTGGAGGAGGAGCAAGTCCTTTTATAGTTGCAACTGGTGGAACTATAACCGAATCAGGAAATGACAAAATTCATACTTTTACAGGTCCTGGAACTTTTACAGTTGCTTCAGCAGGAAATGCTGATGGATCAAATACAGTTTCTTACACAGTAGTTGCAGGTGGCGCTGGTGGTGGTTTTTTCAATGGTGGCGGTGGTGGAGCAGGAGGATTTAGAGAGGGTAGAACACCTCAATGTAGTACATCATGGGCAGTTAGTCCATTAAATGCTCCAGCAGGTTTGCCAGTATCAGCACAAGGTTATCCAATTACAGTTGGTGGCGGTGGCCAAGAGGGATCTAATCCTTCGTCTGCTGGTGCTGTTAATGCTGGATCAAATTCAATTTTTTCAACAATAACTTCTACAGGTGGAGGTGGAGGAGGAACTGGTAATCCTCCAAACAGAGCCGGTGCAAATGGAGGATCTGGTGGTGGAGGAGGTTCAGGAGCAGGAGCAGGAGGAGCAGGAGGAGCAGGAGATACTCCTGCAGTTACTCCAGCCCAAGGAAAAAATGGAGGTTTAGCTTCGGGTAGTACTTGTGCTACTGCACTAATTGGTGGTGGTGGTGGCGGTGCTACTGTTATAGGAACAGAAGGAAATTTTCCAAATGGAGCACCAGGAAACGGTAATGGAGGTGCAGGAGCAACAAACAGTATTAACGCAACACCAACTGCGAGAGCTGGTGGCGGAGGTGGTGGTAAAGCAGGAAATCCAGGAAGTGGTGGTGCTGGAGGAACTGGAGGTGGTGGTGCTGGAGGAAAATGTGCAGTAGGAAATGCAGCCGGCACAAACACTGGTGGTGGTGGAGGAGGTGGAGGAAAAAATAATGGTGGTGCAGGTGGTTCAGGCGTAGTAATAATAAGGTATAGATTTCAATAGGTAAAAAATTATGGCACATTTTGCAAAAATATCAGAAACAAATAAAGTACTTCAAGTACTAACATTAAATAATTCAGACATGATAAACGCTGATGGTGTTGAAGATGAAACAGTAGGACAACAATATTTAGAAACACATAATAATTGGCCTGCACAAATGTGGATTCAAACATCTTACAATACACATGGTAATACACATTCAGGTGGCGGAACACCTTTAAGAGGTAACTACGCAGGTATAGGTTATACTTGGGACAAAGATGATCAAATCTTTTGGTCTAAAAAACCATATGCATCTTGGGTAAAACATAATGCATCAGCTTCTTGGAAATCACCGATCGGTGATGCTCCAGCATTAACAGCTGAACAAAAATCACAAAATACTCCAGCAGATGAAAATACTCCAGCTACTAATAGTTGGTCTTACGTCTGGAATGAAACTAATACAACTTGGGACTTGACAGACGAATTAGCATAAATTAAAAATGGTGGTGGTATGCGAAAGAAAGTATTAACAGAGCAGTCATTATATTTTGGTAATGTTTTAATGCCAAAACATTGGGAAATAGATAGAACTGAATTAGCTCATCACATTTTACACTCCAGTTTAATTAATGGAGAATTACAATTTTCAAAAACTTATGATAAGTTAAATACTTATATGAGAGATCATATTGGTCTTGAGTATAATATAAATTTAATTAACAAAGAAACGTGGGGAAATATATATAAACCCAATGAGACAACAATTCCTTTATTAAATGTTGATCCGGTGGATCTTAAAAATTCTCCAGACTTTACTATGCTTTATGGTGTTAAAGTTAAAGATTGTAATGTTAGAATACACTATGAAGATAACAGACGTAAAGGAAAAAGTTGGGATATAAAACTTACAGATAATATGTTCATAATGTTTCCATCTACTAATATGTATTACCTAACTAACAATCAAAAAGATTCATTAAACTTTGTTCAAACAATAACTTATGAATATATATAAAAAATTTTTACCTAAACAAGTTTTTGATACATTAAAAAATACTATGATGGGTTATTATTTTCCATATTATTTTAATGATTATATAAACAAACCATCAGAAGATAAAAATAATTTTCAATTTACTTTTACATTTTTAAGAAATGGTCAATATGAATGTTGGGGAGGACTTAAAGATATAATAGTTCCAGTTTTAGAGAATATAAAATATAAAAAAATAAACAGAGTAAAAGCTAATTTATTAACAACAACAGAGAAAATAATTGAACATGGTTATCATATAGACCAAGATAAAGGAACAACTGGTATTTTGTATTTAAACAATTGTAATGGTTATACTAAATTTGAAAATGGTAAAAAAGTTGTAAGTGAAGAAAATAAATATGTAGAATTTGATTCTAGTTTAAGACATACTGGATCATCTTGTACAGATCAAAAAAGAAGAGTTGTAATAAATTTTAATTATGAATCTAACTAATTATTACTGGCATTTTCCGGCAGCACTCACACCAAAGTTTTGTGATGATGTAATAGCTTATGCAAATTCACAAGAAGAAGTTATGGCTAGAACAGGCGGCTATGTAGATAAAAAATTAGATAAAGACCAAGTTAAAAATATGCAAAGAAAAAGAAAGTCAGATTTAGTATGGCTTAATGATACTTGGATATATAAAGAATTACATCCATACGTTCACGAAGCAAATGCAAGAGCTGGTTGGAACTTTGAATGGGACAAATCAGAATCATGTCAGTTTACAAAATATAAACACAACCAATATTATGATTGGCATTGTGATAGTTGGGAAAAACCTTATGAAAGAAAAAACAAAGATGATCCTGACAATGGTAAGATTAGAAAACTATCTATGACTTGTCAATTAACAGATGGTTCCGAATACACAGGTGGTGAGTTAGAATTTGATTTTAGAAACTACGATCCACATATGAGAGATGAAAGTCAACACTTAAGAAGAGCAAAAGAAATTTTACCTAAAGGATCTATTATTGTGTTTCCTTCTTTTGTATGGCATAGAGTTAAACCCGTAACCTCTGGCACAAGATACAGTCTTGTTGTTTGGAATTTAGGAAAACCATTTAGATAATATGTATATAAATAATTACTTTAACACGACCATTTGGTCAGAACAAAAACCAGAATTTGTAAAATCATTAACTAAAGCATCTAACAAA